TCGTAAGTATCTTCAAATTGATCTAATGTAGAACAACTAGAAAGTAAAAGTACCAATAGGTATTGTGATTTCTGTAACTGTGCCATCTGCTTCCGTTATCTTTAGGGTTAATGTTACGCCATCACTAGTATACTCTATGGTGTTACCTTCTAGGGTTATAGTACCTGAGCTTTGTGGAGTTTCTCCAAACAAATTGTTTACTAACTGTCTTGATAGCTCGGCATATACTCTCGACTCTAGGTTACGCATAAACCTTGCAAGTGTAGAGTTTTCTTTCTCTCTTTCTATTTCTTCTTGTAAAGCTTTGATTTCTTCTTTAATGGTTAGCTTACGGCTAAACTCCTGGTTCTCTATTGTTAGATAATGAGAGGATGTGCCTACACCATTAAAGCTAGGCGATTTAAACTTATGAACTATTTGGTCTGCTTTAACATTTTCTACAAAAATTCCAACACACAAAAGTATGCCTATAACAGCAACTATTTTAATTATTGTATCTTTTTCTTTTTCCGAAGATTTAATCTTTCCTTTGGTCATCTCTATCCGCCTTTGCTAACCTATCAGATTGCATTAGTTGTGGTACACCAAGTATAGTCTTCAGTAGGGTATCTTGTCTAATTATCTCATTGTCTACAGAACGAACTCTATCAATTAATGCTACTAAAATACCATGTTGTGAGTCTAGTTTTTGACCTAACCTTTGTTCTATTTCTGATATTTGTGCACTGACTTTTTCATCTAGCACATCTACTTTGGTTTCCATACCATCAATGATTTTATTGATTAGTTTCCAAATAAATAAACCAAGGCCTATAGCCGCTGCTATTGGAAAACCAACTTCATTAATTAACTGAACTGCTGATTCCATTACTTATCGCTAGTATTGGAGGCCCCAAAATAAAAAGATATGATTGCAGACGCTAGGCCACCGAGATAACCTAACACCAAATTAATTAGAGCCTCACTGTTTTGTTCTGGTGGTTGTAATGTAACTAAAAATATATAACCCATAAACCCACCTACAACTGCTATACCTATAACACGAGCAGTCCAATCTTTAGAAAAATGGTTACGTGCGTCTTGTTTTTCTTCTGCCTCAAGTTTGTAAATATCTACATCAAGCTGTTTCATCTTTGCTTCAAAGTCTTTTTCAGCTTTTTTGATTTCAATTAATTGTTCTGGAGTTGCTTCGGCTATACCTTTTTCTAAAGCTTCTGGTGTATTTTCTACTCCTAAAACTTTTGATATTACATCTCCTGCCATACCACCTAAAGGGCCACCCAAAGCAGTTCCTAATGTTGGAGCTACGCTCCCTACTATGTTAGCTAATAACTTCTTCATATTTTCCAAGCTCCAATAATTTTTGTTTATTTATTAAATGTTCTGATTCTATATCATCTTTGCTTTGCCCTGTGTAAGCAACAGCAAGGTAGTTATCAATCATTGCTTGGTTTAGATCTACGTCATCTGCAACAATAACACCTAGAACTCTACCGAACTTCCCTTTCTTGTCTAGTTTTGTTTGTATTTTTAAATCATTAGCATGCAAAATAGCATCTGATAGAAATTTTCCTGCTAATTTACCTCTAGCTTTTTCGTCAAGATCACGTGTTCGTGACTCTGGTGTGTCTATGCCATAAAGCCTTACACGAGATTTATAAGATATATCAAACCCCAAGTCTATTTCAGCATCTACTGTATCACCATCTACAACTCTAGTTATATTACAGCGGTATTCGTACATTACTTACCTACTGCTTTTTGAGCTTTTTTATGAGCAGCAGTAAATGTGCTACCTTTCATCATAAGATTCTTCATATATTTCATGTGCTTTGAAGTATGATGTTTTGAGTGACGTGCCATAGTAGCTTCTTGTCTTTTAGTAAGAGACTTCTTTTTTATAGGTTTCTTCTTTGTCTTTCTTTTATAAGCCATGGTTTATTCTATCCATAAGGGTTACTAACGTCAATGTCATCTGCTAAAGATGATACAAAACCAGTATCTGCAAAAGTTAACCATGCATTTAATTCTAGTTCTCTAGTACTAAAATGGGTGTTTAACCAACCTTGTACAACAGCGTCTGTTACATCTGCTATTTCTACAAATCCACTAGCTGACGTGTTTTTAGCAAAATAATTAAATGTAATATATTGGTTTGGTAAAGTAACTGTATTACTAGAATTAGTTGTTTCGTAAGCGTTTATTGTGTACTCTACTTCTGTTACTAATGTTTTACCATTTTCTACTATTTGTTTAGAGGTTATAACATTTGGTGTAAAAGTTGCTGTATATTTTTTTAAGACTGCCATAATTAACTCGCACTAAATCTAACAAACCTAGCATCTGCTGAACCTATTTGTAAAAAATTACCATCACCTTGCCCATATATAAATAAATTTACTGTGCCTGTTCCAGTATATCTAAATGCAAAAGGTATATTTGTAGTATCAGCACTAGATGTTAATCTGCTTTGATTGATTAGACCAGGCAATTTTTCTATATCAGGAGTCACATATCTAAACGGACTTGATGCGTTATCAGTAAGTTTTGTTGTATTTGTTCCACCTGATGTTACTGTTGTATTAATTTGATTTGATGCACTTGCACCATGCGTGCCATCAGAAAACAACATACTAATAGTCTTAACCTGACCTGTTCCACCAACTAATCTTACATAACCTTGGTAAAAACCTGCCCCCGTACCTACAGCAGTAACAAATGCATACCTCTTGCTGTTATTATTAAAAAAACCAACAGTAGACCCAGTAACCAGGCCCCCATTAGTAGGTAACACTAAGTCTGTAACATTTATTTTTGCTGCTGTAATAGTATTAGAATCGATTCTATCCGCAGATAAAAAACCTGCATTTATTTTAGTTGCGTTTAAATCATCTATCTTTGCGTTAGTGATTTGTGCATCACCTATGAGCGCAGTTGTAATATTTGCCGTCGCAATCTTAGCCGTTGTGATTTGGGCGTCTCCAATCTTAGCTGTTGTAATGGCCGCGTTCGAAATTTTAGCACTTTCTATAGTTGCATCAGCTATACGTGCATTTGTTATAGCTCCGTCTTGAATACGTGCGCTGTCTATAAATACTGAACCGCCACTAACAATAAATGGAGCTACACTTGCGTTTGTGTCGTTCCATATCGCAAACTTGTCTGCCTGGAACTGCACGAATGATTGTGCTCCTGAACCATTGCTAGCATTAGAACCTACAACCATACCAGCTGCTGACTTACTTCCATTTGATTCTGTAGCAACTGTTAGCACGAACATAGCATTAAGATCACCTGTGTGACTGGCTGTAGTAGTATTTAAAGTGCTAATTGAGCTTGTATGACCACCAACTGTAGAGTTTAAACTGTTTACACTATTAGTTAATGTTGTATCTGCATTAGACCTAGTTGTAGCTTCAGAGTTAATAGAAGATGTAAGAGTATTATTATTGTTTGTAACTGTTGTAGTTAAACTGCTTAAACTAGAAGCCGTAGAACTTTGTGCATTGGTAACTGTAACAATGTCTCCTTGTGCTGTAGCCATAGCTGCAGATAAAGTGCTACCAGTAAAACTAGTACTACCAAACAAAGTAACTAAAGATGCGTCTCTAGCCGCTACCCAAGCATCATTGCCTGAGTTTCTCGTGTATATTTGTCCGTCATCTGTATCAAACCACACGTCATTTGATTGTATAGCTGAACTATCTGTTCTCGTGCTTGGGGATCCAGAAGATCTAATGACCGTGGCCGCAGTAGCTATAGTAGACATTAAATTAAACCCAGGAAGGTTAGATAATTCTTCTGAAAGCTGTAGCATAACAGCGCCTATGTTTTCTACTGTATTTGCTTTAGTACCATTAGTTTGGTTAAACGGTCCTCTTATATTGCTCGTGCTTACAAATCTAACCCAATAAAAATAAGTTTGGTCATATCCAACAGGGTCAGTAATTATAAAAGAAGCAGTAGTTGTTATAAGAGTTGCAGTGCCTATTTCATCATCTCTAGAACGCCACACCTCCGTAAAAGCATGGTTACTATATTGAGCAGGGTTCCAATCTACAATAATTTCTGTAAAAGCGCCAGAAGCTTCTAATCCTGTAGGAGCAGGGGGTATTGTTAAATCCCCTACTTGATCATCATTAGGTATAAAATCAGTTAAACCGTTTGGGTCAAAAGGCCTGCTTCTAAGTTGTTTAGCTAGTCCACTATCTATAAGTTCTCTAAGTGTTATAGCCCTATCTAAAGGGTCCCCACGTCTACCTAGTCGTATTTCTTGTGCTTCTTTCATAGAATCAAGAGTATCTTTTAACTCTCTATCTATTTTGTTAGGAATGTTTTTTAATGCAGGGACTTTAGTTTTAGGCATTAGACAGTCCTTAATTCATCCATTGAATCTCCTACACATATTTCATTTACAATAGTAGCTCCTTCTACTTCTACTGCATATGTTTTATGGACGCTAGCCGGTAAACGTACAACAGGTTCTGTTATAGCGGTTGAACTAAAACTAGGGGTAGTACCTGTAACACTAAAAGCACTACCAGAAGTAGCAATAACAGCGTTGTATATTACCGAACCATCTCCGTATACTTTTACACGTACTGGGTAAGTTTCTGCATCTACTTTTGCAAACCCCATACTAGTAGGTTTAGGCATAACATACTCTTTTGATTTCCAATTAAAAGTTAAGTTAGTATTGCTACCTTGAAACTTTTTAATCGTGTTGCTAATAATTAAATATAACTGACTGTCGTCCGGATCTGTATGACCGCCACGTATAAGACCGCTAGCATCTAAATCTACAAAGCTAGTGCCATCAGACACTCTTGGGTCAAATATAAAACCACCATACCCACTCCCTGTAGAATAAAAACCTACGTATCTTTCTTCCCACATAAACCCGGTAATAGTCGCAGGATAATAACTAGCTTGCCATTGACTAGGTGTTATTATAGCTTCTGTAAGGTTTCGTACTGTTGTGCCCTCAGCTGCAATTAAACCGTCTGGACTAGCGTATATAACATAAGGCCCCATATCTACCATAGATCTTTTGTTTAAATTAGCGTGCGAACTTTCTATACGTATTGCAGTCATTGACTCAGGGCCCGAGCCAGTAATTAAGTAAGGCACTCCTTTTGTAGTAGCTAAAATACCATTAGACACTACTTTTATATTTATTATTTCTTCTTCTATTACAAGTCTGTAGTTAGCAGGCCAAGCGTGTGGCAAGAAAGGTTCGCTAAAACATATACGTTTACCAGTAAAACCCGCAAATATTCCACCGGGTAATGCACATAACCCTTTCATAGGACCATCTGGGTACAAAGCAGTATCATCATCTGGTGGTGCAATCCAAGTAGTAGAAGGTATGACTTCAGCTAATTCGTTGTTATTTGAAGTATCTGCGTAAGTAGTTGTAGCAAGAGTTACCTCTGCAACAAATTGAAATGCGGTAGTATTTGAACCTGTGTTAGATCTATATATACGTTTTTTAGATAAGTTAGTGTTGGATTTTGCACTACTAGTTTGTAGGTTACTTAAGTTTACAGTTTGGTTATCATCTGTTGTTACTACAGTAGAAGCAGCAGACGGTGGCCCCTCTTCTCCATAAGCTGTTACAAAGGTATAAACATAAGATGTTTCAAAATCTATGTTGGCGTCTGACGGTCCACCAAAGGCTGCACCGTTAGTAATAGACCCCGAAGCTCCTGTTCCAGTAGCAGAACCACTAGTTTCAACTGTTAAAGTAGTAGTGCTTGGCACAGTTACTATTTTAAAATCTCCATTAATTTCATCTGCAGTTAGACCGTTTGTAGCACCAAAACCCGCGAGCGTAACAAATTGGCCTACAGCTGTATTATGTACACTAGCCGTAGTTACCGTTATAACACCAGATCCACTTGCTGTAGTTACAGTTGCATTTATTTGTGTGGGGTCAGCTACCGCTACTGTTGGGGCTGCGGTTGGTGCTGGTACACCTAACCTATAAAAAGCGTCAGGGTAAGGTGCACCGCCTAAAACAATATCACTTCTACCCATTCTAGGAAAAGATTGCCCCGACCAATAGATCGTGTCGTTTGTGTCTCCGGCTATTGGTCCACGTACGACGTCTACATCTTCATCAAACTGTAACCAACGTTCTGGGCTATCAGTATATTTAAAAATAGATTGTTTAGTAGTGTTCGCAAGAGTCGAAACACCGTTAGAAGGGTCAGTGGTAGAAGTATCTGTTATAGGAACTAAACGCCCACTTTCTAAATTTACATCTGTTGCAGTTTGCGCAAGTTTATCTGCTAAAAGCCTAGGAGATATTCTTGGGGCTTTGCCCCCGAATGTATTAAGTTTGAAATACGCCATATTCTCATTTTCCAGTGTTGAGAACAGATTCCTGTAGTTCTAAGCTCCTTCTTCCTACTTGTTTAAACCACTTACTATCTTCCATTTCAGCGGCCATTTGTTCCCAGTTATGTTCTCTACAAGCTTTTAACATGTTTTTAAACTTAGAAAACCTAGTTCCACCTAAATTAAAACACATATTTACTAAGACATGTTGGATATTTTCGGGCAAGTTATAGAATGCTTCGTCTGTACCAAACACGTGTACTGCTTCTGCAAGATGTTTATTAAAATCATCTTCGTAGTACATATCAACAACTTCTTGTGATACTTTGGTACCAACTTCCCAATCATATTCAGGGTCTCCTGGCTGGCATAAATGCCCTATACCAAGCGTTTTATACCCCAAACTATCTTTGTAAATCTTTAAAACTTCACCTTCGTGCCGTTTTATTTCAGCTTTACATTGCTCAATATCCATACCTACTCCTGTTCTATTTTAACGTTAGGCTTTATCTTATCTTCTTTTAAAATAGCCTCTAGGTCTAGGCTTAGGCTAGATATACTAGCTTGTGCTAACTTAACATCCATTGCTAGGTTGTTAAGGTTTTGTTGACCTTTAAATAAAACATTAAGAGATTCTACCGCCCTAGGCGTTAGATCTGCTATGTCATACTCTTCCCCATTAAAATTAATGGTTTTTAGTTCGTTTCCGTTTTCCATATAATACTCCTTATTAAGTTATGGTTTGTTTAGTATATCTTTAAGAGAAAAGCCTGTCTACGCCACTCATACCTATGATAAGTAAGTAAAGGCCCATAATGTACTTAGTGTACTTAGAATCCATAGCATCAAACTTAGCATCGCCTTTGTCTAAACGTTTTTCTATGTTGTCAACTTGGGTCTCTACTTTTACTAAGGTTTCTTTAGTTGTTGTCATTATAAACCTGCTGCTTCGTTAGCTGTTTTCTTAGCGTTCTTAATATCTGTTGTCCATACTGCTGAAGCTATGCCTTGGACTTCTGTAGACTACATCACTTTTACTATCTTTTGTAGGGTATGTATCAACTGTTGAAACATCCCAAGTATATCCTATTGCCATATTATTTCTCCTTTGTTATGAGTTTTTCAACTCGTTGATTTCAGATTGTAAGGCATCAATCTGTGTTTGTTGTTCTTGTATAGCTTTCATTAAATTGCTGCAATAATAAATGCTAGAAGTTCTGTATATCTAATTCCTAGCTGAGTTTTTTCTTCGCCTGTTGTTTCATCAGTCCATGTATCACTACAGAACATTGAGTAATCGTAGGCATTCAAACCTTCTGATGTAAAAGCATCTTGTAATTCTTGTGCAATAATACCAAAGTGTATTCTTGCATTATCACCTTTATCTGTTACTGAATTTTTATATTTATATGTTTTAAGTAAACCTTTTGCTTTAACAGCAACTTTTTTTTCTGCTTCTGTAATATCTTGTATGTCTTGTTTTAAATTTCTATCTGAACCTACAGTTGGATTATTAACAAGAAATAAATTGTTGAATCTTGCACTAGCAGCACCTAAATCAGCATGGTCGTCTAAATCAGCACCACTACTGTTTGCAGGTCTAACACCATCACCAGCATCAGTAAATCTTATATTAGCATCTCCAGTACCTAAGAACATATCGCCACTTACAGCACCAATACTTCCTACTACTGAACCAGCTTTTCGGAAATCCATTATAGTTCCATCATTTGTTAGCCTGTTTACAGACATTACAGTTTGCCCACTTCTTGAATGTACTGAATATCCATTTTCAAAGAAATTATGACCAGCTTCTGAAGTGCTTGTATTTAAACTAGTACTTGTAGTACCCACCAACAAGTTGCCTGAAGTATCAATACGCATTCTCTCTGCATTATTGACTTCAAAAGTCATAACATTAGAAGAACCACTAGCTTTTATTTGTGATTCTCCTGAAACAGCTAATAATGATAATCCTAGAGTTCCACCATACTCGCAATCTACTCTTCCTTGATTAGTTCCATTTACTGTTACTGTAGTTACATTACTGTAAGAGTTTGGCGATGAAGTTCCCACTCCAACATTTCCTGAACTATCAATACGCATTCTTTCTGTTGAACTAGCACCACCTGATGCTGTTCTAAATGCAAACTCTCCACCAGTTCCACTAGCACCATAAGAAACAAATCTTGTTACGCCACCTGAAAAGTCCATAGCAGCAGTAGATGTTCTGTCATCTGCTAAAGCACCTGTTATAGCTAAAGCACCATTGACTGTTAGTTTTTCTGTTGGACTACTCGTTCCAATTCCAACACCAGTACTGTCGATTATCATTCGTTCAGTACCACCAGTATCAAATCTTATTTTATCTTCATCACTTGATTCTTCTACTTGAATCATAGTATCACTATCAGCATCTAGTAATTGTGTAGCTGTTGTAATACTTGTATTTGTTGCAGTTATAGCTTCTACTACTACACCTGATGGTGGAGCTACTCCAAATGTTAAAGTTGTACCACTTACTGCAAAACTATCTTTGTTCTGATAAACACCATCAAAGTAAACTGATACATTGTTTTCATGTACTGGAGCAACTGATAAAGTTAATGTAGTATCAGAACCATCTCCAGTCATTGTAGCTATTGAATTGTTAGAACCACCTACAGTTGTTGTGCTATGATAGACTGTAATAACTCTACCATTAGCCGGAGCAGTTGCAAAGGTTAGTGTAGTTCCTACTACTAAGTAAACATTCTGTGCTTGGAAAACACCATCAACAAATACCATTAAATTGTTTTCGCTGTCTGGAGCTGTACTTAATGTAAAGGTTGTATTACTTCCATCACCTGCAAAGATGTTGGTGTCCATGTTTGTACCTGAACCACTACCACTACCGGCAATAGCTCCCCACTCAGTTGTGTAACCTTCAAACTTAGAAGTATCTGAGTTATATCTAAAGTAACCTGCTGCAGGGCTTCCGGGTCTTTGAGCTGTATTACCTACTGGTACATGAATAGAGTCTGTATTAGAACCTAAGTCAAGTGAAACATCTGGTGAAGTTTGATTTACACCTATTTTATTTTCACTTACATCTACAAATAACACACCACTATCTACATTAACATCTCCAGAGAATGTAGCTGCATTAAATGTTGTAGGTACTATATTAGCACTACCATCAAAGCTTACACCACCTATAGTTCTTGCAGTTGTTAAAGTAGCTGCTGAACCTGTAGTATTTTGATTAAGTGTTCCTACTGTAAAGTCTAAAGTACCATCACTATCTTCATAAGCTACTGTAATACCTGATTCAGTATTTGAAGATACCATAGCTCCTACAGTATCTTGTACGACTTCTGTTAAGTCTATGTTTGCTGTACCATCAAATGATACACCATGTATTGTTCTAGCTGTTGCTAAAGCTGTTGCTGTTGCAGCATTACCTGTAGTATCTGCTGAACCACTAAATGCAAAGTCTAGTGTATTATCACTATCATCATATGTAACTGTTATATTTGTTTCAGTATTTCCTGATACCATTGCACCAACAGTATCACTAATTGTTTCTGCTAATGTAACACCAGCAATAGTAATTGCATCAGCTTCTAATGTTCCATCTATGTCTGCATCGCCTGATATGTCAAGTGACCCTGCATCTAATTCACCACTAATAGTAATATTTCTACCACCAGTAATGTCTTTGTTTGAATCTGTTATAATAGCTTTACTTGCTATTACTGTTCCGTTTGTTATACCATCTATAAGATTAATGTCTGCTGCACTAGCTGTAACGCCATCTAAGATGTTTAGTTCTGCAGTTGTTGCAGTAACTCCATCTATAAGATTTAGTTCTGTTGCTGTGGCTGTAACACCATCTAAGATGTTTAGTTCTGCTGCAGTACTTGTTACCCCATCAAGGATATTAAGTTCTGCTGCTGTACTTGTAACACCATCTAAAATATTTAATTCTGCAGTAGTAACAGTAGCACCATCTAATATTTCTAGTTCTGCTTCTGTAATAACTGCACTACCTATTGTAAGACCACCTACAGTAGCTACACCAGTAACTCCTAGTGTACCTGCAACAGTAGCATTACTATCTGCTGTAAGAACTCCTGTAACATCTAAAGTACCTGCAATATCTATATTAGTATCAAGCATTGAACTAACAATAGAATCATCTCCAATTACAAAGTCTAATGTATTGTCTGAATCATCATATGAAACTGATATACCTGTTTCTGTATTAGAACCAACCATAGCTCCAACTGTATCGGATATAGTTTCTGATAATGTTGTACCATTAACTGTAATAGCATCTGCTTCAAGTGTACCATCAATATCTACATTACCTGATACATCTAATGAACCTGCATCAAGTTCTCCTGTAAGTGTAATGTTTCTAGCACCTGTAAAGTCTTTATTGCTATCTACTACTATTGCTTTAGAAGCTGCAACAGTTCCTGCTGTAACTCCATCAATAGTTTCTAGTTCTGCTTCAGATATGTCAGCACTACCTATTACAAAGCTAGTACCTGTAATTGCTGTACCTGTTATAGCTGCTGGAGTAGAACCACCAATAATAGTATTATCAATAGTACCACCATTTACATCGGCTGTATCGGCTACTAAGCTATCAATGTTTGCAGTACCATCAATAAATAAGTTTCTCCATTCTTGTGAAGAGCTACCTAAGTCATAACTGTCATCATCATCTGGAATAATATTAGAGTCTACATCAGCTCCAAAGACTACATTATCTGTAGCTGCATCACCCATAGTAATAGTACCACCATTAAATGT